GTCGTGATTGCGGTTACAGGGTAGTCCCTTGGACAATTTTAGCAGATGGCACGATACGTCAGTCAATAATACAGGAGTGCGAAAATGAGTGAAACTTTTAAGAAGTGGTGGGGTGTTTGCTTTCAAGTAGATGCTTTTGAGCCTAAAATAATCGCAGAGTTAGCCTTTGCAGCCGGTCAGAACCAGAGGGACGAAGAGGTGGAGGAGCTGAAACGCAAGCTCTTCAATGAAGGGGTTAAGAATAACTCCAACGTGGCAAGGGTTGAGTTTCTGGAGGATAAGATTAAGGATGTAGAGAAGGTGACTGAGGCGGCGAGGGAATGTGAGTCAGTTTTAAAGGATAACTGTGGCGATGCTATTACGCATCCGGCAGACAGGAAGCTCTATGAAGCTATCCGCGCATTCGACAGCGAAGGGAGGTTAAAGACATGAAGTGCGGCCATGAGTGGAAAATAAAATGTAAAGTCTGTAAGAAGAATGGAAATGGGTTGATAGCATACCCTCAGCATGAACTCGATGCTCTAAAAGAAGAGGTGAACGAGCTGAAAGATATGCTGGAAACAGTTGCAGCTCAAGGAGCGTTCGCTGTACGTTGTGCCGAGAAAGCCGAAGCCGACAGCGAGCGATTGAGAACTGCGCTGGAGAGGATTGCAAAGAACGGATATGCTAGAGCAACATGGATAGCTGAACAAGCTCTAAAGGAGGCAGAATGAAAAACCCGTGTAAGAAATGCCACTGGCTAAAAAGACTGCTATGCCTATGGGCTTGCCAGGAATACAACGACTACGCCAACGACATTGACAGGGAAGGCAAGGAGGTGTAAGGTAAGGAATGTCTGATAAAATCAACGACCTAATAGACGCAGCCATTAAGCAACTAGCCGACGATGACAGTAACTCTGGCGTTGGTTGCCTTGTTGAATTAGCACAACTCTGGGCCAAGTCAGGTCTAGGCATTGAATCATTCCTCAACACTAGAAAATATATCATCAATGAAGCCATAAGAAACACAGACGCTTTTTTTATTACCGAAAAAATCAAACTCGCAGAAAGAGAGGCACAGAATGACCGAATCTTCACAGACCAAGCAAGAGAAGAAACCAGGCAGACCATCAACCAAGGAACTTGAAGACAAGGTGGACAGGCTGGAACAGTGCCTTGCAAAGATAGCCCACTACTCAGGGAACTCGGCGATCATTCGCGCGTTCGGCATTGAAGTCTGGGAGCCAGGGAAGCAAGACATGAGCAAGTATAAAAACTAGAAAGGTGAAACTATGTGGCTGAAGCTGACATGCAGGAAACTCCTGATTCAAGGAAGAAGCATTAAATCAACATCAAACGTTGAGCTACTTCAGTTAATGGACACCACAAAGCGGGACACTTCAACCTATACCCTGCTTGTCAACGAGTTTAACGCTCGCATCACCACCAAGACACCAGAACCATTAAAACCAAAGCAATCAGTTTACGAGAAGGCCAAGAGCTTCGTACTAGCACAGCAGGAGGGATAAACCATGCCAAGCAAATCACTCATAAAGGCAGAGAAGGCAGCATCTAAGCTGGGCGGCGCGTCAGGTAGTGCAAGAGATGCCATACTCAAGCGCAAGAAGGCGGTAGAGAAAGAACTTGCAGAAATTATGAAGTCTTTAGGATAGCGGCGCAAGTCTCACGATCAAGTAAAAGGATAAGCACTTGAGACTGTGACACTCCCCACGCTTTAGATAGCTCTTTTAATTGTTGGCAGGTGATAGAAGGTAGACGGAAGTTCTTAGGTGTTCTCATGGCAGACTCCTTAAAAGAAAAAAGCCCCCGAAGGGGCTTGGTTAGCGGTTAGTTTAAAACATAAGGCTTATTATATCGGCCAACTTTGATGTCTACATAATGTTTAACGTGAAAGTAATCAGTCATTAAGTCAGACTTATCAAACCAGCCTTCACCCTTTAACGCAGACTCAAGCTTCTCAAGGGCGTTTAATGCTTTCCCACTGTAAGAGGACTCAAGGTGATAGCAATTAACATCGACATAACCATCAGCAGGGTAATACTCGCAGCCTTCACGCTCGGAACGTGCAAGGCGTGCTCCGTTAGCTTCACCGATGAAGTCAATGGAGCCGCTGGCTATCGTGAGAACTAATGTGCTATGATGACGCACAGACAAGGAACCTTTAAGACCGAACTGCTTGAGAAGGGTTTTAACGATAGGTGCGATTGCTTTCTTGTCGTCTTGAGATACGTAAGCCATTTGTTTTCTCCTTTGTTTGTTGTTTAAGTTGATTTAAGTATATACACAGGTAAATACATTGTCAAGTAATAAAGTGAAATAAAATAAAAGAAAGTTCAAAGAGGGTGCATAATGGCACTAACACCAAAGCAAAGTATGTGTGGTAAGGAACCATGAGCGAGAAACTATTTAAAACGGATAAGGATCTACAGAAGGCGGTAGACGCTTATTTCGATGAAGTAGGCGACTCTCCAACTGTGACAGGCTTGGCATTCCATCTTGGATTCACCAGTAGGCAAAGCTTCTATGACTACGAAAACAACGAAATTCACTCTTACACCATTAAAAGAGCAAGGGTCAGGATAGAGAACGCATACGAAACAAGACTCCACGGCAATAGTAATGCCGGTGCAATATTCGCCCTTAAAAACTTCGGATGGTCGGATAAGCAAGAGATAGAACACACAGGGAAAGACGGGAGTGCTATTGAGTTCACCGACACTGCAAGAGCTGCGCGACTTGCTACCATACTTGAGCGAGGAAGAGAAGCAAGAGATAGACAGTCTGATAAGTGACGACATCTGGCTACCCCTTCCTGGTCCTCAAACAACTGCATACGAGTCACAGGCTGATGTCATTGGTTACGGTGGTGCAGCCGGTGGTGGTAAGACTGATTTAGCGATTGGCTTGGCTCTAACAAAGCACAGGCGAGTCGCTATTTTCCGTCGCGAAGGTCCACAGCTTATCGGCATCATTGATCGTATGGAAGAGATGATAGGCAATAAGGACGGGTACAACGGTAAAGACAAGATATGGCGGTTAAAGAAGTTAGTAGTTGAGTTCTGCTCGGCACCACATCCAGGGGACGAAAAGAAATATCAAGGTAGGCCGAAAGACTTGCTTATCATTGATGAGGCCGCAAACTTCATTGAATCACAGATCCGGTTCATCATGGGCTGGGTAAGGACAACCATTAAAGGCCAGAAATGCACAACGCTAATGACCTTCAACCCTCCGACTGATGATGACGGTGAGTGGGTCATACCTTTCTTCGCGCCTTGGCTTGATAAGAAACATCCTAAACCTGCTGAACCTGGAGAGCTACGCTGGTTTGCTACTCTTGATGGGAAAGATATGGAACTGGCTAACGGTGACAGGTTTGAGCATAACGGCGAAACAGTCATACCACAGTCACGCACATTCATACCGTCCAAGGTCACAGACAACCCTTTCCTTGTAGACACTGGCTATATCGCACAGCTTCAGTCACTTCCTGAGCCTCTACGCTCTCAGATGCTACATGGTGACTTTCTAGCAGGTAGGCAAGACAACCCTTGGCAAGTCATCCCTACGAAATGGGTTGAGCAGGCACAAGCACGATGGACAGAAGAGGGAAGAAGTAAGCCCCTCGACTCTATGGGCGTTGATGTTGCTAGGGGTGGTGATGATGAAACAGTTATAGCGCGCAGACATGGCGCTTGGTTCGATCATAACGATGTCCACCCTGGAAAGTCCACCCCAGATGGTCAGACTGTAGCCGGTCTGGTCTTTGGCAAGAGGAAAGATAACGCTCCTGTCCATGTAGACGTTATAGGTGTTGGAGCTAGTGTCTACGATCAACTTAAACTTAATGGTGTTCATACCATCGCTTTAAACAGTTCTGAGAAGTCAGAGAAGACCGATAAGAGTAAATCCTTGTCGTTCAGGAACAAGAGAGCAGAACTATGGTGGATGTTAAGAGAGGCACTGGACCCGGAGAGTGGCGATAACTTGTCTCTGCCACCATCTGACAAGCTTAAAGCTGATTTATGCGTACCACGTTGGAAGATGTCAGCGGGTGGTATACAGATAGAAAGCAAGGAAGACATATACAAGCGTATTCAGAGGTCCACAAACGATGGTGATGCGGTTGTTTATGCCAATGAGAAGACACGTAAGCGTGATATGAGGATAGGTCCATCTCAGGCGCGTGTTGACTTTGACGTGTTCGCATGATACAGAATGAGGGTATTAATGAAGATTGGTGGATACTGTTCACCGATTCCAAGCAGCCGACAAGGTTTCTTAAATGGCTTCAGCCCTGTTTTCAACATTGTTACATGATGAAGAAGTCACCCGGTGGTACTTACTGGATCATAGTCAATCCGGTGCGGTCACACTTGGCTTTACAGTTTGCCACCGTCGAAGACTATCCACATCCGAGGGCATACGACCAAAGAGCAGTCATTCTACCCGTAACGGTGATAGCAGACGGCAAGACAGCGAGGGGTGGCCTGTGCTGGTTTAATTGTGTTGAGGCATCTAAGGCTATTATGGGAATCAAGAGGTTTTGGGTATTCACTCCTTTCCAACTATACAAGCATTTAAGGGGGCTATCATGAGCGACATATTACAACCTGGAGCCAAAGCAGCTAAGAAGGCATCAAAGCTACAAGAGCAACAGATAGGCGAGCAACGCAAGAAAGAAGAACTTGCACTCGCTGAATCAGAAGATGTGCTGGCAAGGCGTAAAGCTGCAACTGCTACAGGTGGTCGCAAGTCTCTGATTGCCACAAGTCAGACCGGCGTATCTGGAACACTTGGGGGTACGTGATGGCAGAGAACACGGTAAAGGATACGGTGGAAGGTCTAGGCAATGTTGCGGATCTGCTGAAAAGGTTTAACGCAGCCCGTAGACGGTGGGAATTGTGGAGGTCATTGCATCAAGAGGCTTACGACTTCGCAGCACCAGAGCGTGAGACGTTCCGCTTTAGGTCTCCAGGTCAGAGAAAGAACCGTCATGTATTCGATTCGACAGCTATCCTTGGACT